AAGTACGTAAAGAAGCTAAAACTTCTTGGTCAATCTCAGCAGTAATTTCTTGAGCTAATGCCGCCATAATTTCTGCTTCGATGTCGATACCTTGTTGTGCTTGAGCATCTTGAGCCGCTTCAAAAGTCCATCTAGCTGATAGCTTTCTGGTTTTTGCTTCGACTGTTTGCTTCAAGATCTGGATGCTTAAACGCTTACCAGCTTGACCTTCAAGAGCAGATGTAGTATCAGCTTTGTCGGTAGAACCGCCACCTGAATACCCAACACCAATCTTGAATGGTGATAGAGCTTCTTCACCAGCAGTTACATCATCAAATGCGTCTGCATAGCGTACTCTTAATGTGTGGATTTGACCCACTGGACCTGTCATAGGCTGTACACCAACTAATTCGTTGGCGATAACAGTTGGCATAACACGTCTGATTACCGGAAGGATTACACGGTTAAGTGTGGCAACGTTACCTGCCGTAGATGCACCTGCTGTTGCCGCCTCTGCCAAATACTTACGAGTATTTTCAAGAGTAACGCCCATTACAGCTTTCTTATTGCCCTGAAGGCCTTCAAGAAGTGCAGTCTTTGTATCCTGCCAGCGACTTTCTAGTAGTTCTGACATTGTTTTCTCCTTAATTAATCCCTGCAAGTCTTCGAATGTCTATCACGTTATCTGTGTTAGACGAACCTGCATCTATGTCATTTAAGTTTTCTTTATTGCCTGTTACTTGTGTGCCTTCTGTTAACGTCGCCTTAGTTTCCTTCGCTGGGGTATTTCCTGCAATCACGCTAGGCATGTACTTGTCAAATTGCTTTTGCAATTTGTCAGTTTGTACAGATTCCAGCAAGTCGGTCATGATCTCTCTTTGTCCATTGTTTAACGGAGAAAGTAGTTCATTCATAACTTCTTTTCTCTTAGCTGAGTCTTTAACTGTTTTGATTTCAGCTTCTTTGCTTTCAACCATCTTAGTTTTTTCAACTTCTTTAACCTTAGCTTCAGCTAGTTGCTTGTCCTTCAACTCTACAACTTTTAGTAGTTTTGCAGTTTCGGACTTCTCATTAAGATAGCTGTTTGAATATTCTGAAGCAAAAGATTCAAAAATCTTTCTTCCAAAATCATTCTTACGAGCTGACTCAATATCTTCTTTAAGTTGAGAAATTTCTGTAGTAAGACCTTTCTCTACTGTTTCTGCTACTATTTTTGTCGCATCTTTGATGAACTTGCCCTTAACTTTAGCTAGATGTTCTTTGGCTTCACGTACTAAACGTACCTTTGTTTCTGCCAAGTCTTTTTTATCTTCGTAAAACTCTGCGATTTCCTTTGAAAGAGAATCAACAACAAAATCTTCAAGTTTTTGGAATTTTCCAGCCATTGCTTTTTGGTCTTCGTGTAATTCACCGATCTCTTTACCTAACTGGTTAACAACAAAAGTTTTAAGTAGATCTGCGTTTTCACGCATTGCTACGGCATACTTTGCTCTTGCTTCAGCTAGTTTATTGCGATCTTCTGTGAATTCTGTAATTTCCTCACCAAGTTTTTCTTCAAGCATTTTATCAATGGCTTCCACCATAGTAGACTTATCATGCTCATACTTTTGTGCGAATTCTTCACGAAGTTCAGCAGTGGTTGTCAAACGGTTTTCTTTAACCTTTTGCTCCCATGCACTTTCGATTTCTGCTCTGATTTCCTCTGAAATTGCATTGTTTTCAAAGAGTGTCTTCAGTGCATCTAACATTAGTTTTCTCCTAAATTATTGGAGACCGTTGATAATGTTGACCAACGATTCCTTTAAGTATTTTTGAGCCTTTTCATCGCCATGTATTTGACGAGCCATATTCATTGCCTTATAACCACCTGATGTATTCAACAAATGCTCGTAAATGGGAGTTGGATAGGCTCCCGGAGCACTTGGTTGTGCGACACAGTCAACAGTAATAATTTCAAACTCGCTGACCTCTCCGCTACCGTCTTCTTTAACATTTCCCGAACCCCTGGATGAGACACCAATCTTGACGCCGTTTTCTAACATTGTCTTAACTAGTTGTCCCATCGGAGTTGGAATTACTTTTAATTTTCCATAACCATTTGGTCCGTCCATCCACATTTCGGTGATCATATGTGAAACACGATCCAAGTTTATGTTGAGTCCTTCTGGATGATCTACTTCACCAAGTACACTATATCCGCCTTTAATCTGATCGTTGAGCGTGTTGACAGCTCTACCGATTTCAGTAACAGGATATACTCTTTGATTAGCATTCCTTACACCACCTTGGATGCAAATACCTTTTAAATACAGGTCTTTTCCACCTGATTCATTTTCGGTATGCTCCACGACCATTTTAGCTTGGTCGAATGATAATGCCTCTGATAGTAAGTTTAACATCTACCTTCAGTCCTCAATTAGCTACCGACAACACTCTTTGTGTCAGCACCTGTTTCGCCTGCGCCTTTTTTCTCAGCGCCGTGGCCTTTAGCATTTGACATTGATTTTGAAGCCTTTGCTCCAGGTACGTTTACGTTACCAGCATTATCTTCTTTTGCTGACATCGCCGAACCCTTTGTATCGCCTTCTCCACCTGCGTTCAAGTTAGAAGCTGTTCCACCCATTTTGTTAGCACTTGCTACTGGGCTTTTAGCTTTGTTGTCTTCACCTTTAGGTGTAGCAACTTTTTCTACATATTCACGCATTTGCTCAGTGTCTGATTTTTTACCTTCAAAAGGCATTTCGTCAGCTACTGGCTGTTCCATGCTAAGATCGGAAGCTGGCATAATTGCCTCGTCTTCCTTCTCTTCATCACCCATATCCATGTCCGGAGCGTCTTCATCATCCATGTCGTCGCCACCTTCTTTGTCAGCCATCATTTTTTCAAATTCAGCTTTTAGGTCATCAAGAGCATCTTCTAAGTCAACAACGCGGTCTTCCATATCTTCTGCGTCATCGTCTTTTTCCATATCACCTTCATCGCCATCTTCCATGTCATCGATCATGTCATCTGCCGCGTCACCGCCCATTGGGTCAGCTTCTGGTGTAATTTCTGCGAAGTTTTCGTCTGTTTTTTCGTCTGTTGCTTCTTCAACATCTTCGTCTGAAGCTTCATCAACTTCTTCATCTGAAGTTTCTTTTACTTCTTCGTCATCTGAAGATTCATCAACTTCTTCGTCTGATTCTTCTTTCATTTTCTCGTCGTCTTTTTTCATATCTTTCTTCTTCTCATCTTTATCATGAGAAGCTTCGTCAACTTCGATATCATTTAGATCGTCTTCTAGCATTTTTTCATAAATGCCACGAGATTTTTCAATTACAAATTCGTGGAATAATGAATCCGCACCTTCGCGGTCATTATTAACTAGTTTTTCGAGCATTTGCTCTAATTTGGATTTATCTGCCATTTTTCTCTCCTGTTAAGTTAATTGGTAAGGCTGTCTAGTATTATTTACATTATTATTATAAAATACGTGGAAAATGGTGTCAAAACAGTCTGTTTTGACACGTTGCTACATATCATAGTATCTTTTGAACTCACTTATTGAAATATGAGAACAATTTGCAACTTTTTTTAGTTGTTTAGGTATAAAGTCATCACCGTCTTCAACTATTCTTATATACTTCGTTCCAGCGTGTGATTCACACGTTGATGCAGTTTGCCGTTCCCAATTACCAAAATATGTTGGCGGTTCATGGGTCTTTTTATAATTATGCGTTCCTGCGTACAAGTTATTTACCTTTGTCCGTTCTCCTTTTTCGTCTTTTTTTCCATGAAAATCAAATCCTAGTATATAAATTGTATCGTGTCCATGTGTGCTTGCCAACCATAATGCTGTAGGTCCACTGCTCCAACCTTTGCTTGGTTGAAAAAAGTTGAATCCTTGCATACCGTGATATGCCTTGTTAGGATTTGTCCATACTTGATTTTCCATTTGCCATTTATGTTGATTTATTTCTAGTATCATTTTTACATCAACAGCTACAAGATAGTCAGGTTGAAAATGTCTGTATACTGCATTACAGGCATAAACTTTTCCATAATTTTTTAAGGAATAGAGGTCAATGTCTTTTCGACTCTCGCCATTTCCTATAACGAAAGCTACCGTCATCGGTTTACCTCTTATACTGCTTCTGGTTGTGCTTGAATTCCGTACATCTGTCGGACAAAATCTAGTTCTTTCTCTTGCTCTTCAGCATGTACTTCTGAAGCCTTACGGGCTTTGTTGATTTGTCTCAGTGTCAATCTTGTTTTACGTGTATCATCACGTTTAACAATACTTTCATCATCTGTTGGATCATAAGACTTGTCTTCGATCGGTTCGATAGTTTGTTTGTCAAAATAAAATAATTCTCTAAGTATCATGCTATTATTTATGCCTCAGGCGTTGGCTCTGCGTCACCTACACCGGCATCTCCTCCTGCACCTGTTGTATCAGTTGCTCCTGCTGTTACTGTAGGATCTTCACCTTCTGGTGCTGTATCAGTTGCACCTTCTATATCTGCACCTATACCTGCACCGCTTATACCTGCACCTCTCATTTCTCCTTGTGCATCAGTTGGTGGCTTGGTTAGATTTTCGTCATTTTCTTCTTTCCAGTATCTTTCATTTTCAGCAAGTTCGGCATCTGACATTCCTAAGAAACGTTTCATAGCATATCTGTTACTGATAAACGGGATAGCTTGTATCTGTGCAAACGTTCCTATACGCTGATTATCTAGTTCTGACTGTCTATAACTTGCAAAATTCTGTGGTGGTTGGAATAATAAGTCAAACATTGCGATATCAATGTTTACACCTTTTTCTAATAGATAACGCTTAAATTCTTGGTTAAACACTTCTACAAGTAAGTTCTGTAAACGT